CTTCTTCGCTTACATTATATTTATCATCTTCAACACCTTCCATGGCCTGTTTGCGAATCGTTGCAAAGTAAACCTTCTTACCTTCTTCTTTACCATACTGTTTTTGCATACTCTTTTTCATGTCAGAATCATCATATTTTTTCTTCAACATGGTGTCCTTTCTCTTCTGAGCTGGAGTCATCTTCTCTTCATTCATCTTCTTAGTCTTTTTCTTCATTGAGTTGATGTACTTTCGATAGACTGCTGCCTCAGAGGTTTTACCCATCTCTCTCGCCCTTTGTTCCATAGCAACAGCCGCTTGAATCTTATGAGCATGCGATCTAGAAGAATTCCTGATTTTTGATACAGACGCTTTTGCTTTAGCAACGTCCTTGAAACCAAGTCCATGAATAGTTCCTTTAGGATCTTCATCAGTATATAAGTCAGAGTGTTTTTTAGATTTTGCTGGTTGTCCTGCTTTTCTTGGAATACGAGGATTTGACTTTTCGTAAATTATCGATTCACCCATTCCACCACCGCCATTGCCACCACCATTACCACCAGAACCACCGTTACCATTTCCAGAACCATTCCCGCCGTTCCCATTTCCGTTAGAACTTCCGTTACCATTGCCGTTACCATTTCCACTATCAGATCTATTGTCACCCCTTGCGAGGTATCCACGAGCACCTATGTAGTACCCACGAGGAATTTTCTTACATTTCTTATCTGTAAAACAGTAATATTTGCCTGGCGGACACTTCTTAGCCATGAATGAATCGTATCTTCAAGTATATTTATATTTTTATTGTAGTCTTAGATAATTTAAAGACTGTAGAATCAGCAGACGTAGGTGTTGCACGAAGTCTGAGATTACCACTGTTGATATCAGCATCAAATGTGGCAAGAACTGCACCTGTACGAATCGTTCCATACTCACTCATAAACGCAACTGTTCCGTTATGAATCACATTGATTGTTGTCATGTGATATTGAGTTCCTCTTGTCACTTGAACTTGGAAAGTTGCAGAACGAAATACTGTTGCACAATGCCTGGGTCTCCAAGATCTACACCAGCAGATGCAGTCATGATACCAGTTACAGAGATATCATTCTGATCTAGAGATGTAATCGTTCCAGCAACAGATAAGTTACCACTAATGATAGCATCAACAGCGTTTACGTTTGTGACTGTAACACTTGGAGAACCTGTCAAACCTTGAGCACTGACTGCCAGTGTGGCATTTGATGCGGTTCCTGTAACGTCACCAGTTACATCACCAGTCAAATCACCAATGAATGTCGTTGCAGTTGTAGTTCCAGATACATTGACATTCTGTAGGAAAGTTGCGTTTGTATTAGTTCTTATGTTATCAGTAACTGCAATACCTGTTAGATTTGCACCAGATATCGCTGGTAGTGTAGATGGGAATCTTGCATCTGGTATTGTTCCTGATGATAGATTACTGGCACTCAACGCATTTATAATCGAAGATGTAACAAACGCAGCACCGTTAGTCAGTTGATTATTATTAGTTGGTATGGTTGGTGTATTATCAAAGTTATTATAATTTAAATAAAATGATGCACCTTGTCCGTTTAAGTTAGATGAGTTTGATGCAGTTCCCGTTAAGTCACCCGTAAAGCCACCCACGAAACTTGATGCAGTGATGATACCAGATGTATTAACAGATACGGTGGTTCCAATTCCGACTGACTTAGGAGTTCCAACTGCGTCTGTAAATTCAATCTCACCTTTAGCATCTTGTTTGATTGTGATTGTGTTTGCAATACCAATGACAATCTCCTCAAGACCACGAAGTTGTTTTGCGGTTGGGTCAAGAACAATCGAACCTGTACCAATCGTTAAAATACCAGTCACTCTGGCATCTCCAGTCACAACTAAATCTTCACCATAAACTCCTGTATCTACACCAACATGAACTTTAGTTGAACTTGTAATACCTGTTGCAAATACATCACCATCTTTGCTCAGTGTGATACCACTTCCAACTAAAACTCCAGCTCTTGCGGTTACAATTCCAATTGAGTCTACGTTTGTTACATCTTCATATGTAAGAACACCACCAACAGTTACGTTTCCACTAAATGTTCCAGTCGCTGCATTGAGTCCGTTAATTGTAATACTTGGTGTTCCTGTTAATCCAGCAGATGTCCCTGTAATATTATCACTTGCAGTAATAAATCCAGCACCATTTGTAAGTTGATTAGTATTCGTAAATGAGGTTGTAATATATCCAGCACCATTTGTCAACTGATTATTGTTTGACGGTATGGTTGGAGTGTTTGAAAAATTATCATAATCTAAGTAATATGATGCATCCTGACTGTTTAATTTGATTGCGTTACTTGAATTTACCTGTATCGCATTGCCCATGTATCCATGAGATGAACACTGATAATGAAGAATAGTTGGTGTAGAATCTGTAACCTCTAAGTCAACATAACCTGACCCAACTGTGACTCCTGTTGTATATGCAGTTGCCTTTGCAGCATCAAGATAGAATCGAAATGGATGACCACTATTTGAACTGTCTGACACATCAAAACGATATGTTCTGCCAGGTGTAAGAGTTAAGAAAGGTGATTGAACATTATCTAAAACATATCCTTGACCACTACCTGTTCCATAGTATCTGTGTTCTCCATCAACTTTACTTGCAACCTTAACTGTAATTGTCTTAGTTGATGCGTGTGGTGCTATTAGATGACTGAATCCTGAGAACTGTGCAGCAGTGATGATTCCTGACGTGTTCAGACTATCTTGTGTTCCAATACCTGAAGAAGAACCGCCTATAAATTTGCCAGTTGACGCTTGATATTGAAGAACCTTGCCGTCTACCTTTGCACTATCTTCATCAACATCATCAAGTTTTAAAAGATTAACTTCACCAGACCCTGGCCCATGTGCAAGAACTTTGTATAATATATCTCTAACTTGTTTGATTTCACCCTTCAGATCGTCAACACTTGTTTCATCCGAGTTTTCAATCTCCTCTTTTATATTTGTCTCCTCTATGAACTTAATTGCTTGTGCAACAGTATCACTTATCTCTGGTGTTTTGATTGGTTCTGGTTTGATAATATCGACTGTATCAACTTCAGTAAATTTAATATCCTCACCATTATTCCAATCTTGAACAGTTATAGGATCTTCTTCTAATTTTGATACATCAAAATCCTCAGGCACACCCACAGTAACTGCTGGTTCAGTAATATCTCTAACTTCTTTTGGTTTTTCAAGTGTATCAATTATCGAATCCAATTGTTCTATTAATTTTTTCTCTTTCTTCTTTTGTTTTTTGATATTTACTTTTGCTTCCTTAATTCCAGTAACGACAGACGAAGTTAAGACATCAAGATTGATGTCTGCTTCCTTGAGAAGATTATCAAACTCCTCTTTCTTTTCTTTCTTTGCCTTTCCGAGAAGACTAAAAAATTCTGATAGTTCTGGAGATTTCATTTATCATCTTTATTTTGATTCTTGATTAATTTTGATAACTCCGCTGTCGAACCTACGAATAATGCATTTGTTACATTTGTAGGCCCTTTGTTTGGATCCTGTTCAAGATCCTTCATCTTCTGTTGCAAGTCAATAAGTTTGTCTGTTGTATCTGCAACTGCCTTGATTGTAGTTGCAGCAACTTCATATGCTCTTGCAGAATCAGATTCCTGTGCTAATTCTAATATACCATTCACCGCTTCCTGTCCTTTCTCAACAAGGGAATATAAGTTTGCACGACTATATTCGTAATCTTTTTCAGAATCATTTTGGTCGCTCTTTTTCAGTTGATTCTTTCGAGGTTCAATCTTATCGTTTTCAACGACCTCTGTATCAACGTTAAGTGCTTCCTCAATAGAATCAAAATTTTTCATAACTCTCCTAGATGTCTATACCTTGTGAAGGACTGGATGATTTACCATCACTAAAGAATGATGTCATTTCATCAAATCCAAAGTCATCACCAAATTCAATTGATGCATTATCAGTTGCGCTGAGAACACCAATCGCTGCATTATGTTCATGTTTCGCAGCAATCGTATTATCATGACCACGGAATACAGTTATATTCTGACCACTGATACTTCTAATCTTCATAATTTCAGTATCAATAATAATTCTCTGATTC